CTCAGTTCGCTAGAATCCTTCATGGGTATATCATGAGTAGCGATTATGCTCTGGTAGATATTGCGGAGGTCTGCGGAGTAACTGAGAACGCTATCTCTAAGTGGATTGCGGGAGATACTTTCCCTTCTGTAGTAGCCCTCGTTAGATTATGTGAGATGCTAAGTGGTGATAACTGGGAAACGGAGTATAATAAACTCTCCAAGATGATAGAGATGGAGAGAGTATAATGTGGAAACTACAATACCAAGGTATTCTCCAGGGGCCTCCCGTAGCGATGGGTAGGCCCCGCTTTACTAGAACGGGGAGAGCGTATACTGCTCAGACCTCTAGAACGTATAAGGAAGAGCAGGTTAAGCAACTCCTAGCAGCCAAGGGAGAGGAGTGGACTCCGCTCGATGGGATTCTCAGAATACAAATAACCTTTATACATCCTAGGACTAAGAGCTTATCTAGAGTTAAGGGAGAACTCCCGCAGGGTAGAATATGGAGGCCTAAGAAGCCTGATATCGATAACCTTATTAAGATGGTGCTAGATATCATTACACAGAGTGAGATCTGGGTAGATGATAACCGGGTGGTCTGTTTATCTTGCGAAGATTATTACGCAGGAGAGATGGAGGAAGCCCATACTTTTTTCTCTATCTACCAATGGAGGAGAGAAGATGCCTAAGACTTTTAAGATTAGTACGTTCTCTTCTCATTATGAGGTCAAGCCAGTAGAAGCAGAACTCGATCTTAGAAAACTAGCTCAGGCCTTAATGATTCCTGCGGTCCCGTATAAGGTTAGAGAGAAAAAGAGCCTCCCTCTCTGGAGTCCTACTTCCTTCGCAGGTAATAGATCGGGTGCTCATGCTCTGGAGGTCTCCTGCTTAGTATTCGATCTAGATGATGGTACGGAGTTCGGATTCTGTACTGCGTTCTCGGATTGGCATTACATAGCCCATACTTCCTTCTCCAATAATGCAGAGGTAGAGAAGTGGAGAATAGCACTCCCATTGGAGGAGCCTATCCCCGCTACAGATTGGAAGAGAGCAGCAGCAGCAGCAAAGGAACTATGGGATAAGATGGTAGGGCAAGGAGAACCGGATTCTAGCGCGCTTACGGATTGCGCTAGGATGTATTATAGATACGCTCTCCCGGATAGATCGGATTCTGTTCTGCAGAGAACGAAGGCCCATAAAGGAGAGGGCTTGCTATGCTTGGATTATTCTCACATTCCGAAAGAGGAACCGAAGAAGAGGTATAAGAGATGGGAGAGTAAGAGAGCAGGATCCAAGAGTGGAATGGAGGCTCTCTTCCATAATCCGGAATTTAGAATGGCCCTTGCTCAGCAGATCGGAGCCTCTATACAGGGTAACGTAGCCAGGAATATAATTTGCCCAGCGTGTAACCAACGAGAAGTGTACTTCTCAATCGATCCCGATCTTCTGCATGCAGTGAGATATCCACACTGTAACCGGGCTAATAAGTGCGGATGGTGGGGATACTTGGAGGATCTAGTATGAGATCTAATAAAAAGATACCTACCCTTCCTATGAATTGCACCTCCTTCGGGCTTCATATCTTCAGATATTCAGAATATAAAGATATGACTTTGCAAGAGGTAGCGCAGGGAGTAGGGATAAAGGTTAATACACTTAAGGATTACATGAGCGGTAAGAGATATCCGAAATTAGATGTTTTTCTCGCTATATGTGAAACGATGAGCGATACAAGAGAAGAGTATAATATGCTCCTTCTGAGAGGGATTAGATCTACAGGAGAGAACGCTCTCGCAGAGCGGAGACTACGTATAAAGGAAAAACACAATAAGAACGATAACCAATAACCACAAAATACGGAGGTACAATGTATTTTAATAAATGGTTAGCAGCGCAACTCGAAGAGATGCCAATTAGTAGGAATGAACTCTCGAAACTATCGGGAGTGAGTTACAGCAGCATGAATGGGTCTAAGAGATTCTCTCCTCGGATCTGCAATCTCGTGCTAATATGCGAAGTACTCAACCAAGTGAAGGGAGGAGATCTCCCAGATCTTAACCGATTGATTATAGAAGCGATCGCTAACTGCGGAGTAGAATACTCCTTCGCAGTACGTAGATTACAGGAGATAGCACAATGACTACACAGGAACAGATGAATAAGACCATAGCAATCGCTAGAGGTATGGGAATAGATGCGGAGTTTAAGTTCGCTCCTGAAGAGGCTAATATCGATGTATGGGATATGCTGCAGAAGAGCGCTCCAAGATTCGATAAAGAAGGGAACCTAACGAAGGCTCCTAAGCCCTATACGAATAGAAATAACATAGCCATCATACTAGAGAACGATCCTATCTATGAGAGCCTCTGTTACAATGACCATTCTAATAAGGTCATCTGGAAGGAGAGAGAGTTATGGGATCCTGATCTAGAGGATATTGGGCTCCATATTGAGAGAGCGTATAAGATTCGATATACCTCTGCAGATATTAAGAGAGCAGTCCTCCGGGTTGCACACATGAAGATGCAGGAGAATATAAAAGCATGGGTTACTAATCTTCCTGAGTGGGATGGAGAGGAGAGAATCCATAATCTATTCCGTAATGTATTCCGAGCGCAGATTATCCCAGGCTCTGAGCAACTCATAGAGGAGATGTCTAAGAAGTGGATAATCTCTCTAGTTGCTAGAGTGATGAAGCCAGGATGCAAGATGGATACCTTCCTAGTACTCTGCGGTGAGAAGGGGCTGGGGAAATCTACAGGGCTCAAGACTCTGATTGGAGAGTCTTGGTTCTCAGATTCCCCGCTGGATATCTCTAAGAAGGATTCTCTAGAGTTAATCCACAGTACGGAGACATGGTTATGGGAACTAGCAGAGCTACACTCTCTGCAGGGAAGGACCGCAGATAATTTTAAGGCCTTCATCTCCTCCGCAGAGGATAAGTTTAGACCATCTTACCAGCAATTTCCTAAGAGTTATCTCCGTAGAGTAGTTTTCGCAGGGACCTCTAATAATTATCAGTTCCTAAGCGATGGACCGGAGCGGAGAGTATGGCCTATTACCGTATCTGCACCAGTAGACCTAGGATACCTGAAAGCATGGAGAGAGCAACTCTTCGCAGAAGCCCTAGAGGAATACTCAGAGGGAGAGATTTGGTATCTAGAATGGGAATCCCAGCGGATGCTCTCAGAACTACAGCAGGCCTATATAATCGATGATCCATGGGCTCTCAAGGTTAGAGAGGCGATCGCAGGAGGTAAAAATAATACTACTGAGATAATGCATTATCTAGATCTTCCAGTATCGCAGCAGCACACTGGGAACGCTAAGCGGATTGCTCAGATCTGTAAGGAGTCCGGATATAAACAAGTAATTCTAGATGGGCAGAGGATATGGAAGAGAAAGTAAGAAGATACAGTATTGGGAGCCTGTTCGCAGGTATTGGAGGATTCGAACTAGGTTTAGAAAGAGCGATACCGGGAGCGTATACATTATGGCAAGTAGAGCAGAATAACTTCTGTCAGAAGGTACTCGCTAAGCATTGGCCAGAGGCTCGAATCTATGAAGATGTAAAGAATATAACTAAGAACAATATAGAGCAAGTGGATATCCTCTGCGGTGGATTCCCTTGCCAAGATATATCCATAGCAGGAAAAGGAGAGGGATTAAATGGGAAAAAGTCTAGTCTTTTCTGGGAGTTCCATCGTATTATCGATGAGTTACAGCCCAGAGCGGTTATTATGGAGAACGTGCCAATTATCAATCTTCGAGGGCTTGGAACAGTACTTGGATCGCTATCCGAAATCGGGTACGATGCGGAATGGTGTACTCTACGAGCGAGTGACTTCGGAGCCCCTCATAAAAGAGAGAGATGGTTCTGCATTGCATATCCCTCCTCAGTGTTTAACAACAGATGGACTCCTCCCCACTCCAACCAAGAACGAAGCCCACAACAATCCCGGAACCTTATCCCAATGGGAGAGACAAGGATCTCTAAATGTAGAAGCAGCGAAGATGGAAGGATATACGAAGAAAACTATTGGGAACAATTTCCGATTGAGTCCCCGCTTTGTAGAAGAGATGATGGGATTCCCAATAGGCTGGACCGAATTGCAGCCCTAGGTAATGCTATCGTTCCTCAATGCTCAGAATGGATAGGGAGAAAACTCTGGGAAAGTGGAATCTTACAGGCTGGAGAATATAACGGATAGAACTTGTAATCCTTCCTCAGATGATGTATATTATCTGCAGGTTGTTTGATTGACTGTTTTTGGCTAAGGGCTCGGAGTTCTCTCCGGGCTCTTTTTGTGTTTAGAATCCTTCGTTCTGTACAAAAAATACAGTAAACAACAGTAAAAATACACTAAATAACACTAGGTAAAATCTGCGATAACTTCGGTATACAGGAGACAAAGTACCAAAATTAGCCCTATTTTGGTAATCAGTTTATATAGAGAATAATAATAAGTGTATCTATTTATATTATATATACACGAGAGAAGGTCCGAAGGCCTTAAAATTAGCACTTCGGACCCGTAGCAGCGATACTATCGCAGAAAATACCTAGTGTAGATCTAGTGTTATTTAGTGTAGTTCTAGTGTTATTTTTCAGAGCGAAGGCTTCTTATTGCTCTCTTTACCCAAGATCTCCCCGGAGTCCCACCCCATAGAGCCCAGGCTACAGCAGCCTTAGAGGT